CGAAGCCGCGCTTGCCGCCGCCGCCGGCCTCACCCGCCCCGCGCTGTTGGACGTCGAAGTGTACGCAACGTTGGTCGGACACGCCGTGCGCGACTACGACGCGACGCGCGCCCGCTGCGGCGCGCATTGGACGGCCGCGAATCTTCGAATCCTCACGCGCGGACTCGTCACGGCAACCGCGGACCAACTGCGCGTCGAAGCCGGCGGTTCCATGCGCGTCATGCCGACCGCCGAACAACTGCGCGCGTGGTCGTACGGTTCGAAGGGCGGTGCGCGTTGAACCGGCCCGGCACAATCGCCAACGCCGACGCCGCAATGCGCTACGTGCGCGAAATGCGCGCGGCGTGCCGGACGTGCCGCGTCCACGCGCGCGAGGGCCAAGCCGCGTTTGCGGCCATGTGGCGCCAGTCGGAGCGCGACGCGTGGCGCGAACTGGCGGCCGCCGCCGCGGCGCTGTCCGCGGCCGCCGCAGAAGTCGCCGACCGACTGGAAGCCGACCGCGACTAGTCGCTACGACGGGCGCGCGGCCTACGGGCCGCGCGCTGTCGTTTTTGGGAATCTTTGCGGATTCCGTCCAACTGCGGTTGACACGCGCCGAAGTATCGCTATCTTCCACGTGTCGCAAGTCGCGACAGGTACGGCCGACCGACGGCCAACGAAGGGTCGAACAATGCTTGCCACCGAAACGAACGTCGCCGAAACGAATCCCGCCGCGATTTGGGCCGCCCGCGCCGAAGCCGGCTTCGCCCGTCTGACCGGCCGCGCGCTGCGCGCCGCCGAAATCGTGCGCGCCGGCGGCTACTTCGAAACCAAGTTGGAGCGGAACTACCACGGTCGGGACCAGTTCCGAACCCGTCTGTATGACGCGTCCGGCGCGTGCGTCGCCGGCTTCGGCTTCGCCGCGCACAACGCTTGCAAGGCCGCCGGCATCCTGCGCGGCCGGTCCATGTGGCGGACGTCGGCTTGGGGTTCGCGCGACGTGTGGTACGCGGCGCCGGCGTGCGCCGACGAAATGAGCGTGAACGCGCATCGCGACGCCGAACGCGACTGGAATTGACGCCGGCCGGCGTCGCGACTGGCGCCCGCTTCGGCGGGCGCTGTCGTTTTTGGGAATCTTTGCGGATTCCGTCCAACCACGCTTGACACGCTTGGCGGCTTTGCTATCTTTCCCGTGTCGCCAGTCGCGACAGGCCACGCGGGCCGACCGCGCCGAAAGGGTTTGCCAAATGACCAACGAACAGGCCACCGAAATCATCCGCGGATTGTCGCAGACGCAGCGCGTTACGCTCCAAATCATGGTCGAAGAGCAGCGCCGCGGTTCGTTTGCGGCCGGCGTTGCGGCCGTCTTGGGCGCCAACTGGCGCAACCTGTTTGCGCGCGTCAACGGCGCCGCCATGTCAGACGACGAAATCCGCGCTAGCGTCTACCGGACGGTTGGCGCCTAACTCCGACGCGGGCCGCCGCCGGTTCACCCGGCCGGCGGCGGATCGCCTTCCCGCCATGCCCCGATTTGCACGCAACGACCGCGTAACGATCCACGCGCCCGACCGCTATACCGCGACGGCCACCGGCACGGTGCGCCGCGTGCGCGATTACGGCGGCGTCGTGTGGTACGTCGTGCGTCGCGACGACCGAACGCGCCTGTATTCCCTGTCCGACGTGTTTCGCGCCGACCAGTTGACGCCGCTGAACACGCCGACCGATTCCGCGCGGCCTTAGTCGCGCCTACCATGCGCCCGCCGGCGGCGCATGGACGCGCCTAGCCGGCTATAGGGTTCCCCGATGCTGCAAGCATTGCAACTGTTGACCAATCTCGCGAACTACGATTCCCCGCGGTTCGTGGCCGTCTATGCGGATACCGTCGTGCGCGGACAGATTACGCACGCTGTCGGCCCGCAGGGGCGCGGTTGGCGCGCCGAACTGGACGGACGCGGCTTTAATTCGGACGTTTCGCCGACCATGCGGCAAGCCGTCGCGCACGTCTGCGCGCAAGCATTCCGGGCGCCGGTTGACCGCGCCGATGTCCAGTTGCGCGCGGCGCTGTCGGATGCCGACATCCTGTCCACGCTGTCGCCGGACGACCCATACGGGTCCGAACGCGCCGACATCGACGGCCACGCGACCGTCGGCGGCGTGGAACGCCGCAGTTCCGCCGACCACGTGTTCCGGTCGCGAAGCGTGGTAACGGTCGTCAATCCCGGCGACTTCGAACCCGGCGAATTCGACTGGTGGCGAACCAATGCGCCGCGTTGGAATTCGCTGTCGGACGCGTTGTTGGCGTTGGTCGAACGGTTCGACGCGCGCGACGAAACGCATTTGGCGTATTCGTCGTGGTATCGGCCCGAATCGTGCGGGTTCTCTATCGCCACGTTCGCGGTTGCGCCGACCGTTCGCGGCCAACGAATCGCGGTTTATCCGCCGGCGCGCGACTGCGGCGCCCGATACCATTTCGAAGGCTACGCCGCGCCGGCCGCTATCATCGGCGCGACGACGTGGCTAGGCGCCGACGGCGGCGGCGACGACTCCGAATAACTGTCCATCTTCTCCCTAGCGACGCGCCGGACCCCATGCCGGCGCGTTGTTTGTTGGACTGGACAGGATCGGCGCCGGCGCCGATGATTCCGCCTATGCCGAACAATCGGGCCAAGGGCGCCAACGGGGAGCGCGAAGCCGCGCACGCGTTCCAAGCCGCGACGGGGATTCCGACCGAACGCGCCGCGCAATACTGCGGCAAGCACGGCGACGCCGACTTGCGTTGCAAAGCACCATTGCATTTGGAAACCAAGCGCCGCGCGCGAATTGCGATTCTAAAGGCGCTTCGGCAAGCCGAACGCGACGCGGCCGGCGGCAAGTTGCCGGTAGCCATTGTTCGCGAAGACGGGGATACCGAATGGTCCGTCGTCCTAAGGGTTCGAAACGTGGTCCAGTTCGCCGAAGCCGTCGTCGCGGCCCGAGCCGAGGCGCTTCTATGAAACGCGCTATCCAGTTCGCGCCGATTGACCGTACGATATCGCTAGCGCAATTGGTTAGCCTGTTGGGCGGCCTTTGGTGGCTAGGATCGGAAGTCGCGCGCCGCGATTTGACGTTGTCGAACACAACCGAACGCGTCGAAGAACTGGCGTCAATCGTTAGTGACTTGGCAAAGGCGAGCGTAGCGAACGCGACCGCGGACCAAGGCCGCGCCGGCGAACTGGCGGACCTTCGCGCGCGCTTGGAAAGACTGGAAACCCAAACACGAAGGGGCGCAACATGAACGCTAGTTGGAGAACCACACTTGCCGGCATCGCTGCAATCGTTACGGCCGTAGCGTCGGCTATCGCGGCGCTCTTCGACGCCGACCCGGCGACGGTTCCCGAATGGGGCGCGGTCGCGGCGGCCGTTATGGCCGGCGTCGGCCTGTTGAACGCGCGCGACAATGTGGTTTCGTCGGAATCGGCCGGCGCCAAGTAACAATGCGCGCGCTAGCCGCTATCGTCGCCGCAATCCTCCAAAGCCTGTTGGAATCATATGGACGGTTCATCGGAAAGACAGTCGCCGAAGACGCGCCGACGGACGAACGCCGCTTGCGTGGCGTCGGTCGTCGTCTGCGCGACTGGTTGCGCGCGAACAACGTTGGTCCCGGAAGGCGCACCGATTCGGATAGGCCCGAACGCTAGCGCGCGCGTCTATACGATTTCCCCGCCGGGCGACGACGGGCGCCGCGAATGGGTGCTATCGCCGAACGTCGTTGCGCTACCCGAGGGTTGGTATCTGTTGCCGCCGTCGTTCGTGCCGGACGAAACGCAATGAACCCGCGACACGTGCCGACTATCGACCCGTTGACGCTACCGCTAGCCGCGGCCGGCGGCATCGGCATTTCGTCGGCGCTCGCGCTAGCGGGTTCGACGGTTACCGAATTCACCAGTTCGGGAACCTTCTATAAATCCGAAGGCGCGTCTACCGTGTGGGTATTCGCGTTGGGCGCCGGCGGCGGCGGCGGCGGCGGATTCCGCAACAACACGGCCGGCGGTTCGTCTACGGGCGGGTCGGGCGGCGCCGGCGGTTCCGGTGGCGTGTTCGTGTTCCGCGCGTCGGACGTTGCCACGTCCGTTACCGTGACGGTCGGCCTAGGCGGTTCCATTGGCGCCGGCGGCACGTCGCCGACTGGCGGCGGGACCGGCGGTACAACGTCGTTCGGTACGTTGACCGTCGGCGCCGGCGGCGGCGGCACGGCCGGCGCGTCGTCCGGCATTCGCGCGGCCGGCGTCGGAACTTTCTGTCTTGGCGTGCGCTACGGTAGCGGCGGCGCCGCGCAGACGACTGCGGGTTCGCCGGGCGGCGCCGGGTTCCTATTCGCGGGCGGCGGCGGCGGCGGCGGCGGACAGGCTTCGGCCGCGACCGCATACGCCGGCGGTGCCGGCGGGGAAGTCAACACGAACAGCGCCGCAACTGGCGGCGGCGGCGCAGCCGGTCCAATCGCTACCGCCGGCACCGGCGGCGCGATTCCGGCTACCTATTGGCGCGGCGTCGGAACTGGCGGCGGCGGCGGCGGCGGACAGGTTTCGGCAATAGCCGGCAACGGTGGCGCGGGCGTCCGTGGTTCGGGCGGTGGCGGCGGCGGCGGCGCCTACGCCGCGCGTGCCGGCGACGGCGGATTGGGCGGCGACGGATACGTGTTGGTAATTGAGCAATGAACGGCCACGCAATCATTTCCGACGGCCGCGTGTTGAATATCATCGCGTGGAACGGCGTAACCCCGTGGACGCCGCCCGACGGTACGGACGTCGTCCTGTTGGCGCCCGGCGAATGGGTGGATATCGGCGCCACGTTCGACGCGAACGCGGTCCCGCGATTCGCGCCGGCCACGCCCGACGAACCCGTGGAAATTTGATGGCACGACGCAAGCCGCGACAGGAACCCGAAACGCCGACCACGTCGCCGGCGCGTCGCGTCGTGGACGCCGGCGCCGACCGCGCCGGATTGGTGCTAGTTCGTCGCGCGCTTCGCGAAGGTTGGGCGATTCCGCCGGCCGTCATGGCCGACTTGCCGCGCGTCGTGCTGCAAATGATCGACACCGCCAACAGCGACCGCGACAGGTTGCGCGCAATCGAAACGCTGTTGGCAATGCAACGGGCGAACCACGACGCGCTTGTGGCGGCCGACCGTTGCGAGCGGTTGGACGGTGGCGCCGCAACCGAGATTGTGGAACTTGCGCCGATTACGCTTCGGCCCGGTGGCGCGGGTTCGTGAAAGTCGCGCCGCCGCAGTTGCCGGCCATGTATCCGCGCCAGTTCGCCGCGATTTGCGACCCGGCGCGCATTGTGGTGATAGAGGCTAGCACCAAGTCGGGGAAGACGGCCGGTTGTCTTATGTGGCTATTCGCGCAAGCGTGGAACGGCCGCGGCGGAAACTATTGGTGGATTGCGCCGACGTTCCACGTTACGAAGACGGTCGGATATATGCGGTTGTGCGCCATGCTTCGACAGGCCGACCCGACGAAACGAACTTGGGAAGACAACGATTCGTCGTTGTGCGTCCGGCTTGCGAACGACGCGCGCGTGTGGTTCAAATCGGCCGACAACCCGGATTCGCTGTTCGGCGACGACGTCAACGCGGCAGTAATTGACGAAAGCACCCGTTGCCCGGAAGAATCGTTCAACGCGGTTCGTTCGACGTTGACCGCGACGCGCGGCCCGCTGCGGATTATTGGCAACGTAAAGGGCCGCCGAAATTGGGCCTATCGACTGGCGCGCATGGCCGAAGGTGGCGCGCCAAACATGGCCTACCATCGCCTTACGGCGCATGACGCGGTAGCCGGCGGCGTGCTAGCCGCGGCGGAAATCGAAGAGGCGCGCGCCATTCTCCCCGAATCGGTATTCCGGGAGTTGTACCTAGCGGAACCGACCGACGACGGATCAAACCCGTTCGGGACGGACGCCATTCGGAATTGCATCGGCCCGCTGTCCACGGAAAAACCAGTCGCGTTCGGCGTGGACCTAGCCAAATCGCACGACTGGTCAGTCGTTTGCGGCGTCGATGCAAACGGCGGCGTTTGCGTGCTAGAGCGTTGGCAATCCGACTGGTCGGCGACTCGCGAGCGCGTCGCGCGCATTGTCGGCGGCGCGCTTGCCTACGTGGATTCGACAGGCGTCGGCGATCCAATCGTGGAAGACATTTGCCGAATGTGCCGCGGCGTCGAAGGGTTCAAATTTAGCAGCACGTCTAAACAACAGTTGATGGAAGGACTGGCGGCGTCCATCCAAACGCGCGCCGTGCGGTTCCCCGACGGTTGGTTGCGGGCCGAACTGGAATCGTTCGGTTTCCGATATAGCGCGGGACGGGTAGTGTACGAAGCAACGACCGGACACGACGACGGCGTGTGCGCGCTTGCGTTGGCCGTCGCGGCGAAGAAACGGCATCGGCCGAACTTTCTAAGGGTAATTTGATGCCGATTTGGAACGCAATTGCAAAGGCTTTTGACCCGCGCGCGTGGATTAGTTCCAGTTCCCGCGCCTTTGAATTGCGAAACGGCGGCGTAAAGGCGCCGCCGTTCACGCAGTCGGCCGGCGTCCGCTACTACTCGTCTTGGATTTACGCGGCCGCGACCATCAACGCAAACGCCGTTGCGTCGAACCCGCTGCGCCTGTACGTTCGGTCGTCGGACGCCACGCGCAAGTTGTGGAACACGCGCAAGGCGTCGCGACGCGCGAAGGCGTGGCTAGCCGGCGACGGCCCGCGGCAGCCGTCCGCTACCGTCATGCGGAAAGCCGCGGAAATCGGCGCCGACTTCGAAGAAATCACGGACGACCATCCGTTGTTGCGCCTGTTGTCCACGGCTAATCCGTGGTTCAACGGATACGACGCAACCGTGTTGCGCGTCGTGTGGCAGGAGTTGACCGGCAACGCGTACCAACACGTCGTCTTCGGCCCGTTGGGTACGCCGTCGGAATTGTGGCCGATGCCGCCGCAATGGACAACCATCGTGACCGACCCGGAACAGTTTATTTCCGGCTACCTGTACGGCGCGACCGAAGAGGGTAAGCAACGGTTCACGGTGGACGAAGTCATACACTTTCGCCGGCCGAATCCGCGCGACTTGTGGTACGGAATGGGCAAACTGGAAGCCGCTTGGGGCGCGGCCAATGCGAACGTGGCGCTACACGAAATGGACCTTTCCATGTTCGCGAACAACGCGCGTCCCGACTGGTTGCTAACCGTAAAAGGAAACCCGTCTAGCGACGAAATCGACCGCATCGAAGAGGCGCTAAAGGGTAAGTTCCGCGGCCCGTCAAAGCGCGGCGGATTTATGGTCGCGTCTGCGGACATCGACCTAAAGCCGCTTCAATTCGCGCCTAAAGACTTGGCCGGCCGTACCGACGTCGTGGAAGAAATCGCGGCAATCTTCGGCGTTCCGGTGTCCATGTTGAAGGCGAACGACCCGAACTTGGCCGGCGCGCAAGTCGGCTTTGCGTCGTGGCGGGAAATGACGGTCCTACCGTTGTGCCGCATGGACGAAGAGACGTTGAATCAACGTCTGTTGCCTATGTTTGGCATCGAAGGCGACGCCGTCTTGGCGTACGACGATCCCGTGCCGGCCAACCGCCAACAGGATTTGACCGAAACGCAAGTCGCCGTTGCCGGCGGTTGGTTGACGCCAAACGAAGCACGCGCGCGCGTCGGCTTGGAACCCGCCGACGACCCGATGGCGGACCGATTGTTGGTCAACGGTATTCCGTTGGGCGGCCCGCCGGCGGCGCTTCCGTCGTTTGCCGCGGTCGAATCGCCGGACGCGTCCGGCTCGCCAGTACAGACGGCCGCGACGACTGGCGGGGCCGCCGGCGAACCAGTAGCCACGAAGGCCGACGATTGTGTGTCGGACAAAATCCGAACCCTGTTGGCCGAAGGCTACGACCGCGAACAGGCAATAGCCATTGCAATTTCCGTTTGCGGCGGCGGCAAGGCGTTAGAGGATATCGACACGGTCCCGCCGCAAGCCGTGGCCGACAACGCGCGCCGCGCGTTAGAGGTTCGCGAGTCGAAGCCGCCTAGCCAACGCGGCATGACGGCAACCGGAATTGCACGCGCCCGCGACCTAGCGAACCGCGTTGCCGTGTCCGAAGACACCATTCGGCGAATGGTCGCGTATTTCGAACGGCACGTCGGCGATAAGGACGGCGCGACGTGGTCCGAACAGGGCAAGGGTTGGCAAGCGTGGCATGGTTGGGGCGGCGACGCCGGTTGGAAATGGGCGCAGCGGAAGCGCGACGAATTCGACCGCGAACGCGGCACCAAGTCGGCGTGCGGTTGCGGTTGCGCGCCCGGCACGGCCACCAAGTCGGCCGCGCTGCAATCCGAAATGTGGTCCGCGCCCGGCGTGCATACCAAGGCAAAGGCTGACCAGTTGGTAGACGACGACCTGTTGGAAAAGTTCCTACGGTCGGTAGACGCCGTGTTGCGCGCGCAAGTCGTGGCCGTGGTCGAACAGATTCGGAAGGACGGCGAAGCAACGCCCGACGGCATCGCGCGCGCCGTCGCCGTCATTGAACGCGCCAAATGGCAACGGGAATTGGTCGATGCGTTGGCGCCCTATCTGCGCGACGCGTTGACGCAGGGCGCGCAAGCCGGCCTAGCCGGCTTGGCAAAGGTAGCCAATAGTCCGGCCGTCGCCGAAATCGGTTTTAGTTCTCGCGAACTGGCCGAGTACGTGGAACGGTCGTCGGTTCGGTTGGCCGTTCGCGCCGCGGACAGCATCAACGAATATACGGCCGTGCGCGTGCGGGAAATCTTCGACGCCGGATTGGAAGATGGCGAAGACGTCGGACAACTGGCGAACCGCGTACAGGATTGGGCGCGCGGCGAAGGCGACGAAGAGCGCGCGACCCGCCGGCGCGCAACCATGATTGCGCGAACAGAGGCCGCGCGCGCGGCCGTCGAAGCCGAACAGGACGCTTGGAAATCCACCGGCATTGTGGACGGGAAGCGTTGGCTATTGGCGCCGGACCCATGCGAGTTTTGCGAAGCCGTCGCCAAGCGTTTCGGTAGCGACGGCGTCGGGTTGGACGATTCGTTCTATCCGAAGGGCGCCACGCTGTCGGGCGCCGACGGCGGAAAAATGAAACTGGACTATTCGTCCATTGACGGCCCGCCATTGCATCCGAATTGCCGTTGCGCGCTGCAACCGAAGTTGGCCGGCGGATACCAAGACATCGTCAACGAAGCCGAACGGCGCATCGCCGCCCAAAAGGGTATGACCAATGAACCGTAAGAATCTAGATGCGGCGTTCATGCCGCGCGCCGGCGGGTTTACCGCGACCGTTACGACCGAAATGATTGACCGCGACGGCGAAGTCGTCATATCGCAGGGAATGAACGCATCGGAATACCTTACGAATCCGGTGTTGTTCTACAACCACGACTACAACTTGCCCGTCGGCAAGTGCCTGTCGTTGGAGCGCCGGCCGACGTCGATTGTGGCCGACTTCAAGTTTGCCGAACGGCCGGACGACTTCGAAGGACCGTTCTTCCCGGAATTCGTCGCGTCGATGGTCGGACAGGGAATCGTCCGCGGCGTTTCCATCGGGTACACGGCGGAAAATGGGGGAATCCGCCGCGCCACGCCCGACGACCGCAAGCGTTGGGGCGACAGCGTGCATACCGTCTTCAACAAATGGAAGTTGATGGAAATTTCTGTCGCGCCGATGCAATGCAACCCGGGCGCGTTGATTAGCGCCGTACGCAAGGGCGCCGTAGACGCCGAAGCCGCGCGGCGTTGGGGCGGCTATGTCGAACCCGCGCGGCGTACGGTCGTTGTCGCCGTGCCGGCGTTGACATGGGCCGCAAGGGCGGCGCGTAAATCGCCGATTGATTCCGCGTCCATCGCGCGCGCCGAAATCGCGCGCGCCAAGGGATTGTTGCGATAGGGAAGGCGGCGCGCGCCGGCGGCAAGTGCCTAGAGGCGGCGCCTTGAATCCAACCGCGACCGAGGGTACGACAATGCGAAACATCTCTTTGAACCAGTTTACGAAGGCGTTGGAGAACGCCGCGGCGCAGCACGGAACCGCCGGCGTGGAACACGCCAAGGCGTTGATGCTGTCCGACTGCATGATCGTTGACGAGTCGGGCGCCCCGATTGACCCGGCGTCCATCGACGTCATGTTGGCGCCGGCCGCGGCCGCGCCCGCCGTCGCCGAGGATTCCGCAAAGGCCGACGACAAGGCCGCCGAGGCCGTCGCCAAGAGCGTTCGCGCCGAGGTCCGCGCGGCGCTTGCCGACGCAATTCCTGTCCGCCGTGCCATCGTCACGTCGCCGGACACCGTCCCGGTTTACCGTGGCGTGAAGAACTTCAAGGACGCGCGCGAGGCGTTCCGGTTTGGCCGGTTCATCGCGGCCGCGTCGGGCCACCGCAAGTCGGCCGACTGGTGCGAATCGAACGGGCTTTCGTTGAAGGCGCATAGCGAAGGTGTCAACAGCGCCGGCGGCTTTCTTGTGCCGGACGAATTTGAGGCGTCGCTTATCAATCTTCGCGAACAGTTCGGCGTGTTCCGTGCGAACGCGAAGGTTTACCCGATGTCGCGTGACACGCTCTTGATTCCGCGCCGCGTCGGCACGTTGACGTCGTATTGGGTCGGCGAAACCAAGGCCGCGACCGAATCGACGCAGACGTTCGACAATGTCCAGTTGGTCGCGAAGAAGTTGTTCGCGCTTACCACGACTTCCACCGAGTTGGCGGAAGACGCCATCGCGAACATCGGCGACCAAGTGGCCGGCGAAATCGCCTACGAATTCGCGTTGCGCGAGGATCAGGCAGGTTTCAACGGCGACGGAACTAGCCAGTACGGCGGAATCGTCGGCCTTGCAAACGCGGTCGGTAGCGCCGGCACGTCCGATTCCGGCGTCGGTACTGGCGCGCTTTCGGGCGTCGATTTGGCGGACATCCACGCTTGGATGGCGCTTCTTCCCGCGTACGCGCAGACTCCGAACGTGAAGATTTACTGCCACAAGGCCGTCTTCCATACCGTGTTCGAAGCGCGCGCTATGGCGGCCGGCGGCGTGACCGCGGCAGAAATCACGAACGGAATTTCGCCGAGGTTCTTCGGCTACCCGGTCGTCTTTACTCAGGTCATGTCCGGCGTGGTTGGAACCGGAACCGATGCTACGCCGATTGCGTACTTCGGCGACCTGTCGATGGCGTGCGCGTTCGGCGACCGCCGGGCCGTTACCATCAAGACGTCCGATTCGGCGTTGAACGCGTTTGAACAGGACGAAATCGCCATCAAGGGAACGCAGCGGGTGGACATCAACTGCCATTCGGTCGGCGACGCAACCAACGCGGGCGCAATCGTCATGCTTACCCGCTAATACCGGAAGGGAAAACAAACCATGATTTACGCCGCCAACCAAAAGACCGTTCTTCTTCTCAACAGCGCGGCCGCAGCGACGAATGCCACGGCTACCGCGAACGTCGATACCCGCGGGTTTGACTTCGCGCGCATCGCCGTGTTCGCCAGTACGACCAACGTGCCGTCGGCGTTGAAGGTCGAACATTCGGACACGACCGACGCAACCAACTTTTCAACCATCAACGCGACCGGCGGAACCGATTTCACCATCGCCGGCGCATCGTCCACGTCTACCAACCCGCTTGCCGTCTTTGACGTCTCTACGGTCGGGTTGAAGCGTTACTTGCGCCTGTCGGTTACTCCGGCGTCCGCCACGGCAAACATTGTTGCCGTGTGCGACCTTGGACAGCCGGCTATTGGCATCAACGACGCCACCGATTTGTCGGCGGCGCAGTACGTGACGGTTCCGGGTCGCTAAACTGTCCCGGACCCGTGCGTGGATGCACGACCTACACGGGCCGCCGGCGAAAGCCGGCGGCCTGTCTTTATGCGAAGACTTGACATCGGCAGCGGACCCAACCCCGTATCCGGTTGGGAATCTTGGGACATTTCGAACGGCCACGATGCGCGGCAACTGGTCGGCATCGCCGACGGCACGTTGGACGCCATAAAGGCGTCGCACGTGCTAGAGCATATCGGCCACCGCGAAACGGTGGCCGTGCTGCGCGAATGGGCGCGCGCGCTGCGCGTCGGCGGGGAACTGTTTGTCGCCGTGCCGGACTTTGACCGCATCGTGTCGTCGTACGTGAATGGCGACGGCGCGCCAGTCGAGTCTTACCTAATGGGCGGACAGACAGACGAACACGACGCGCACAAGGCGATATTCAACCGGCAGAAATTGACCGACGCACTAGCCGCGGCCGGATTTGATGTCGTCGCAGAATGGCCCGGCGACGCTGCGCGTTGTTCGTCGTTGCCCGTGTCGTTGAACCTGCACGCCGTCAAGCGCGGCACGCGGCCGCGTATTCCGGTGCAACCGATGCCGGACGTTCACGCGGTTATGAGTATGCCGCGCCTTGCGTGGACGGAGAATATGAACGCGTGCTTTGCGGCGTTCGGCCCGCTTGCGATTCCATTCGTCCGTTCGACTGGCGTATTTTGGGGCCAATGTCTGCAACGGTTGTTTGCGAGCATTGCCGGCAACCCGCGGTTTAAGTACCTGTTGGCCGTCGATTACGATACGATTTTTGACGCGCACGACGTCATGGCGCTTCGGCAGATTGCCGACGCGTACGAACTGGACGTCTTGTGTCCGCTGCAAATTGGCCGCGACCGCGCCGAAGTCTTGGCGAAGATTGACGACGGCCGCGGACAACCGCTAAAGGAACTGGACATTATGCGCTTGGCCGACGAACATTGGCCGTGTCTGCACGGTCATTTCGGCCTTACGTTGATTCGTACCGCGTCGCTAGCCAAGTTGCCGTTCCCGTGGTTCATCGGGGAACCCGGCGCGCTGTCCGATTGGGGGAACGACCGCGTAGACGACGACATCTACTTTTGGAAAAAGGCCGCGGCCGCCGGTTGGCGCATTTCAACCACGCCGAAAGTTCGCGTCGGCCATTTGCAAATGGTCGCGACGTGGCCGGGCGCCAATCTTGAATGCGTCCACCAGTTCATGCCGGACTATCACACGAACGGAAGGCCTGATTGGACCAATCCGAATGCACCATTTGCCTAATCCTGCAACCGTGGAACGGACACCGTCGCGGCGCAACCGTCGCGGTTCCGAACCGGCTTGCCGATAGCCTGTCGCGCCGGCGCATCGTTGAAATCGTGCTTCGCGCGCCAGTCGCGCAAGCGCCGGCAGACTTGCCGCAGGAAAGGCCGCAGGAATCGCCGCAGACGCCGCCGGCGTCCGCGACTGGTTCCGGGCCTGTCGAAGAACCGAAGCGCCGCCGCGGCCGTCCGCCGGGGCCGAATCCGCGCCCGTAGGCGTGCCGATGAACCGAACGACCAATGGCCGTTGACCAATACGCAATCACCACGCTAGCGGCGCTCAAATCCTACCTAGGGATTTCGACCAGTACGGAAGACGCCGTGTTGGAATCGGCCATCGACCGCGCTACGTACGCCATCGAAGCGTACCTAGACCGATATGTGGTCCAACGCCGCATCTACGAATGGACGACCGCAAACGGCGCCGGCGCGTTGGTGCTGCGCCATTCGCCAGTCGGCCACGTGCATTACGTCGCCTTTGGTTCGCAAGCCTGTATGTACGTTCGGTCAACGGTCGCGACCGACATTTCGGCCACCGTGACTATTGCCGAAAACCGAATTACGTTGGTTCGCGTGCAATCAGACGGCACGGAAACCATTACGCAAATTCAGTTCGCAAACCACAAGACGACCAACGCGCTTGCGACTCAGATTAGCGCCACGACGGGATTTGCGGCAACGCTTGCCGTGAACACAACCGCGCAGCGAATGAACCGCATCGTAGGCCGCGACCTAGTGAACGCGCCGCTTACCGTGACGTTCGCCGACCAAGCGCAGTTGGACACGACCGCGGACCTAGATCGGGGAATCCTTTACTACGGCCGCAACGGCTACGACCCGGACGACGGCGGCGGCCGGTGGCCGGCGCCGCCCATTTCGGTTTTCGTGGACTACGATGGCGGATACGAAACCGTCCCGCCGGACATCGTCCACGCGTGCCAACTGATCGCGGCGCGCATCTACAACGGACGCAAGCGCGACACCGGCGTACAGTCGGAAAGTTTCGGCGACTATTCGTACACGTTGGGTAGCGGCGCGGAAATGGACGCCGAAGCGTTGCGGCTGTTGTCGCCCTTCAAGAGGATTCGCTAGTGTCCGTCGCCAGTCTCATTTCCGCGCATGGCGTGCTAGTGAACGTCGCGCGTCCGACCGAGACGTGGCAAAGCAACGGCGCAATGTCGCGTACCTATACGGGCGTCGCGGCGTTGCGAGCGTTCATCCAACCGCGCGCAGCGGCCGACAACGAAAGCGCCGGCCGCGCCAATGGCGTCGTGTCGGCTACGTTCTACTTTGAGGGCCAAGCCGATATCGACGTAGACGACGTCTTGCAAGAAATTTCCACGGGCCGTCTGTATTGGGTGAAAGGCGTTCGCGTGCCGATCCTGCGCCCGACCGCGTCGCCGAATTCGCATACCGTCGTTGACGCCGACTACGTGCCGGGCGAGACGATTACGATTACGGGGGAAGAATGAACGCCAATTGGCGCGAATCGCCCGAATGGCGCGCGAAGTTCGAAGCCGCCGTACAGGAAGGCGTCACGGCCTTTCTGTTGACGACTGGCGCCGCCATGCGCGCGCAGTTGTCGAAGCGCGGAACCGGGCGTGTCTACCGCGTAGGTAAGGGCCGCAAGGGCGCGCGCAACGCTCGCGAACGCGGCTTGCATCGGGCGTCCGCGCCGGGCAAGCCGCCGGCCGCGAATACCGGAACGCTTCGCCGTAGTTGGCAAATCGGCCGCGCTAGTGGCGCCGGCGCCGTGTCCCAATCGTCGGGTGGAATGTCGCCATTGGCGGAAGTCATTCCGCGCAACATTGCGCGCGTGCAAATCGGCTACCGCTACGGTTCCCCGCTGCACTATGCACGGATTGACCGCAATTACGGACGCGTAAAGGCGCGCCCGTACATTCGTCCGACTCTTGACGCAATCCGCGACCTGTTCGAACCGACCATGTCGCAAGCGCTCGCGCGAAGGCTGTAAATGGCAAACGCAATGCTAGTCGCACTTCGCGCACGCATCGCGACGTCCACGGGCGCCAGCGGGTTTTCCAACCTGTTTGGAAACCGGGTTTGGTTGGACGCCGCGCCGGCCGATACGGCCTTGCCGCTTTGCGTCTACGAAGTCGTACCGTCCGAATTCGTGCGGTGCATGGACGGAACGGAAACCCAACGTCTGCGCGTCTCCTTCAACTTCTACGAAGGCGGTAGCGACCTAGTCACGGCGCCGACCGCGTCGGACAGGTTGCGGACCCTTATCGACGGCGTCGCGTTGACCGCGACCGGATACGACCGCGTATTGTGCATCCTGCGGCAACGGGGAACGCCCGCGTTTGCCGATGATATTTGGACAACATCCGACGTGTACGAACTGGTCGGACAACTGCAATAGGACCAAAAAATGCCGACGCAATACATTGTTGGGAACGACGGTTCGGTGGCGCTTCCCGGCACGAATCATTCGATGAACGTGAAGGTTTTCGCGGCCAACGTCGCGTACGTGTCGTCGGACCTGACCGGCTTCGCGCATACCGGCAAGGTCCGCCGGCTTGGCATTGCGGATATCACGGGTTCCCTTGCCGGCACGCCGACCCGCGACACGGGTACGCCGTTCGGGACCGTCACGGCAAACGCGTTGCCGTCGCAACCCGGCGGCACGCTTACGCTGGCGATTACTGGCGGAAGCGGCACGTCCACTACCGGCACGCAAGCCGCTTTGTTGCAGTTCGACGCCGTGTTTTCGTCGTTCGCGTTCAATGTCGATAAGAACGGGGAATCCGGCCTTACCGTAAATTTCGAAATGAACGACAGCAACGGCCCGACGGTCGTTTGGACCACGGCATAAATGGCGGAATTCCTGACCGGCAACGACGGGTCCGTGTCGATTCTCGACACGCCGTCGGCGTCCGTCGTGGACCGTTCTATAAACGTCCGCGTTTGGGCCGCGAACGTCGCGCTAGTGTCTTCGGACCTGTCGGGTTTCGGCCATAGCGGCAAGGTTCGCCGGCTTGGCATCGCCGACATAACCGGAAGCCTAGCCGGCACGCCTACGCGCGGCCTGTCAACGCCGTTCGGAACGTACGGCAGTACGAACATCCCAAATAGCAATGGCGCGCCTTCGGAACGCTATATGCGCGGGACGGTGTCGCTATTCCTGTCGGGAACCGCGACCAATGCCACGAACGCCGTGGCGCTAGTCTTCGACAGCGTATTTTCCGCCGTGGCGTTCAACGTAGATAAGAACGGGGAATCGTCGGTAACTTCGAATTTCGAAATGTCCGACGACAACGGCCCTACGGTAGTATGGTCCACGGCATGACGACGCCGGCGACGTCCATAGCAGTACCAACCGAATCGGATTGGATCGTGTCCATACGGCTACGCGACGGCCGTACCGTCAAGTTCCGGGTGTCGCCCGGCACGGTGTCGGAAGAACTGGCGGCCGCGCGCGCCCTAAAGGCCGGCCGCGTGCCTATGGACGCCGTCGCGCATATCGACGTCGTGCGAGCCGCGGACCATTGCAAGGTATCCGCGGAAGACTACGAAACGCAATTGCGCGCGTTGATGCGCGGAAGGGATAAATGATGGTCGGCGACGTCGTGTTTTCGGTAGGCGAAGAGGTCCGACGGTTTCCGCAATTGACCGTCCGCCAGTTGGCGACGATGCAATCGGTTATGGCCGCGCGCGCGGCGCAGGAAGCCGCGGAAGACTGCGCCCGAATTGGACTGGCGCCGGCGGAAATCGCGGCCCGCTGCGCGGCCGTGCGCGAAGAGGCCCGGCTATCGACGGCCGTCGTTCGTTCCTGCTTTACGCTAGACGGCGCGTTGCGGATTATTTCGGAATCGGTAGGCGCCGACGCCGTAGACGCCGCGACCGATGGAATTCCGCCCGACGACCTAACGGAAATCGCGCTGCAAATCGTCGGGTTCCATTGGGACGCCACGACGGGAAAATGGGGGCGCCGACTGCGCGTGCAGTCGGCGAGCGCCCCCGCGATTGGATGAACGAAGCGTATATTCTGTCCACCGTCGCGCGCATCGCCGACCCGATGCGACTGCAAATCGGGGAATGGAATGGCCTGTTGGACGCGGCCGCGCGCGGCGATTTGCGGCGTAGCGAACCGATGGACCCGCGGTCGTTTGTCGATTCCTACATGGCGAAAGGCTGACCAATGGCGACCAAAGGCGGCGAAGTCTATATCGACATAACCGCGCGTCTTGACGCGTTGGAAAAAGGCATGGCCGCCGCCAAAGACAAGGCTGTAAAGGAAGGCGGCAAGGCCGGATTTGACTTCGGCGCCAAGTTCGGCGAACAGGCGCGCGGCGTCGTCGGCACGCTTGCCGGGCCAATGATGGCCGCCAGTCTTGCGAAGGCGATTGCTAGCGGGTTGCGTTCGGAAAAGGACATCCCGACCGCGATCCTAGACGCCGTGAAGACAATTCCGTTCGTCGGCGCGTTCGCCGACCTAGGTTCCGCCATCTACGACGCGACGTTCGGCGCCACGCAGAAAGCCGCCGACGACGCCGTGGCGGCCGCCAACGCGGCCCGAGAGTCGATCCTAGCCGAGCGCGGCCGCATGGCCGCCGGCGAACAGGCGCAACAGGCAAACGCGGCCGCGTTGACGTTCGAACGTCGGCGGCTTGAAATCGCGAACCAAATCAACGACGTTCGGTTGGCCGGCGACGAACGCGCCATCGCCCAAAAGCGTTACGAAATCGCGTTGGAAACGCTCGACTTCGACACGACGCTACAGCACGTCAACGAACTGTCGGACGCCGAGATAAACGCGCTCAACAAGGTGAACGCCGAAAAGAAAAAGGCCATCGAAGCCGAGCGCGACGCCGCGTTCCGGGCAATCGAAGAGCGCGAACGGAAGGAAGCCGCCGCCGTGGCAGAGAAGGCGCGCCAGTTGGCCGAACAACAGGCCCGCGAAGAGAAGGCGCGCGCCGACCGCGAACGCGCCGCTACCGACGACTTGCAATCGGCGCGCCTTCGGTTGGCCGCGCAACGTGCGTTGGCCGCCGGCGACGCCGACGCCGCGCGACTGGCCGAACGCGAGTTGCAGCGGAACGAACTTCGGTTGCAGCGGGAAAAGGCCATGCGCGACGCGTTGACGCAAGCCGAGCGCGACGCGGTCGCGCAGCGTTACGACATCGAAGAGCAGACGTTGGCGCTTCGCGAGAAACAAGCCGACGCCGAATCGATGGCCGCCAGTCGAACGGGAAGCGCGCAAACCGCGCTTGGAACGTTCGTATTCGACGCGTACCCGCCGGCCGACCAAAAGGCGATTCAAACCCGAATCGCCGTCGCTACGGAAAAGTTCGCCGGCCAAATGGTCGCTATGGGGATTCAATAGATGGCGTTCTATTGCTACGAAATCACGGGTTCCCGTCAATGGAACTACGACGGCGGCAAAGTCACGACTACCCGCACGTTCAAGATTTACGACGAAACTGCCTCTAATCTCGACACGCCGGCCGAAGTGCGCGCCAAATTTGGCGTTGCCGTAGGCGGCACGCACGCCGGCCCGGACGCGTTGCCGACGTTCGGCGAAGTGTTTCCGGGTGAAACCGGAATTTGGGCGCGGTCGTACCAATTGACGCGCGAGCCGAATACGGACATTTGGCAGGTCGTTTGGACCTATTCGAACGCGCAAGTTACAGCCGGCGTCGCGCAACCCGGCGAACCCGGATTCGTTGAATGGACGTTGGATATTGCCGCGTCGTTCGTGGACACGTTCATAACTTCGCCGACATACCCGGCAAACGGCGACGTCGGTTCAACGCCGGCCGCGCAGAAAATCACGGGCGGAACGCAAATCGACTTGAACGGAACGCCGCTTTCCCGTCTGCGCTATACGTCGGAACTGGTCATAAATGAAACCATTCAAAGCGTGTCGGGCATTCCGTCTATTGTGTCGCAAATGACGGCGGCGCGCGGTTCGCGTAATTCCGTGCTTTGGGAAGGTATTCCAGTAGGCCGAGCGCTCTATACCGGCGGTCAAATCCGACGCGCCGGCGTGTCGCTGTATACGGTTACGCATCGCATCATTGACGACAGCGAATACCATTTGCTACAGGTTCCCGAGCGCGACACGGCCGGCCGCGTGCCTACGGACGAAATCAACGGCGCGCAGCGTGCGCGAAACGTG